TGTCCTGCCGCCGGTTCGGGCACTTTGAACGGCATGTTGTCGGTCGGCGCTTCTAACGTTGACGTGTATCCGTTTATCGTCATCGGTGAAGATGCTTGGGGTCAAGTTGCACTGAAAGGCATGCAAGCTATTAAGCCTGTAGTCCTGAAAGCATCGCAGACTAACCACGCTAACCCACTGGGCCAGTTTGGCTACGTTGGTGCCTCGACATGGTTTGCTACCGTGCGTCTGAACGACGCATGGATGGGCCGTATCGAAGCTGGCGTAACCGCTCTGTAATGACTAGCCGGGGCTTCGGTCCCGGCGTTTAAAAAGGAAACCATCATGCCAGCAGAATCAGTACAACAACGAATGATCGGTATTACCGATGGCCTGACCAAAAAAGAATTACAGCTTTTGGTTGCGGCTTTGGTGAACGGTCTTGAAGTTATCATGGCTAAACTCGATGCAGATACTGGTGTCGCTGACACTAACTATGCAGCGGTGTTTGCAACATATATCGTAGATTAAGGAGAAACACAATGTCATATAATATTGAACAAGTAAACAGCGGCTACGTGTCGCTGACATCGGCCGGTCTGGCTATCGGTACAAACACAGGCACATTTAAAACTGCCAACACTTTGACCTTCACCAACAACGGTGTATTCAAATCTAAAGCAGCTACCGACAACTTGGCATTCAGCACAAGCACCGCTTTGGCTGCAGGTCAATCTTGTTTGTTTGCACTTTGGATTGATGCCAGCGGCGCGGTAACGACCACACAAGGTCCTATCGTTGCTTCTCCTGATCCATGCCCAGTGCCTACCCAGATCACACCTAACGTTACTTTGGTTGGCTTGATCAAGGTCGTTGCTACCGCAACCTTTACACCTAACACAACTGCATTGGGTACTGGCAACACAGCCACGTACATCAACTGCATGTTGATGCCCGGTACTGCTCAGTAATTTTTGCCGTCTCTCCTCTCTCCGAGGGACTTTTGGAAGGCCACTTCGGTGGTCTTCCTTTTTTGACGGCCTGTTTTTTTAACGCATGGAGAATGGCAAATGAGTAAAAATAAAATGACAGGGATCGAGATTAGCGACGATACCCCGGTAATTGAAACAGTAGCAGCTACTAAAGATTTTCGTGAGTTGGCAGCAGAAGAGTCTTTTATGAATGAGGTCGTTACTGTACTTGTTCATGCTACGACTGATGAAAACCAATCGCCTCACGTTATCGTGAATTGCAATGGCACCAACCAGCCTATCATTCGCGGTACACCTACTGACGTAAAAAGAAAGTACGTAGAAATTCTGGCGCGTATGAAAGAGACACGTTACAGCCAGCACGTACACAATCCGTCAGCGCCAGATCAAATTGAATTACGCGCACGCCACGGCTTGTCGTATCCGTTTGATTTAATTGAAGACAAAAATCCACGCGGTCGTGCATGGCTAAACCACGTGATGGCTGAAGCTGCATGAATTTCCTACAGCTAGTCAACCAACTGCGAGTTGAGTGCGGCGTTTCTGGGCCGGCGTTAGCCACTGTTAGTGGACAAACTGTCGGCAGTGAAAACGCACGCATGGTTACGTGGATTCAATCTGCTTGGAATGATATCCAAACAAGCGAGGAAGACTGGCTGTTTTTGCGTCAAGATTTTCAATTCAATACAGTCACACAGCAGCAAATATATACGCCGGTGCAAGCCGGATTAACTGTTGCAACATTTGGAAACTGGAAGCGTGATAGCTTCCGGTGTTCAAGTGTTGGCCAAAGCTACAGAGATGAACAGTTAATGAATTACATGGACTGGACAACGTTCCGTAATTTGTACATTTATTCCAACATGCGCACTACTTATTCGCGCCCTGTTGTTGTTACTATCGACCCGCATAAAAATCTTGGTTTCGGCCCGATACCTGATATCCCCTACGTCATCGTTGGCGAATATTATACTCAGCCTATCGACCTTGTTGTTGACGCTGACGTGCCTGCTATCCCAAGCCGTTTCCACATGATGATCGTTTATCGAGCGATGATGTATTACGCTGGCTACGAAGCCGCGCCTGAAGTTATGTCGCGGGGAGAATACGAATATAAACGCCTTTCTTCACGACTTTACATCGATCAGCTTACGACAGTAATTAGCGGACCACCTTTAGCGTAAGGAAAAGCATTCATGCCAATGCCCGCGCCACAAGTTCAATACGATTTAGTTTACTTAAAGGGCGGGCTTGACCTCATCACGCCAACGCTGGCAATTCCTGCCGGGGTTGCTAGAAATGCTGTAAATTTTGAAGCGTCTATTACTGGCGGGTATTCTCGAATCTCTGGTTACGAAAGATTTGATGGCCGCCCTGCGCCGTCAAGCGCGCTTTATGATTCAATAAACGTCAATCTTACTGGAGCTATTGCAGCCGGAAATACAATCACCGGACTTACTTCAGGAAAAACTGGGGTAGTAATTGCGGTTAGCGGCAGCGATATATTTTTTACCAAAGCTACCGGCGCTTTTACAAATGGCGAAACAATCCAAGTTGGCGGGGTTTCAAAAGGAACCATTGCTGCTTTAGCTGCGGCAAATCCGATTACTCAAAAAACACAAGCCCAATATTTAAATCTTGCGGCAAACGTTTACCGAACAGATATCGGTGCGGTTCCGGGTAGCGGTCCGATACGCGGCGTTGTAGAAATAAACAAGGTGCTTTATGCATGGCGAAACAATGTCGGCAACACCGCCATGGCTATTTATAAATCCAGTGCTTCAGGCTGGGTTAACGTACCGCTTGGGTTTGAATTAGGTTTTGACACAGGTACTGGTGAGATTTTTGACGGTGATATAGTTCTTGGTTCAGTTAGCGGCGCGACTGCCACAGTTAAAAGAGCCGTTCTTGAAACGGGAAGTTACGGCGCGGGAACTGCCGCAGGCCGCCTTATATTTGCTACGGTAACCGGGACGTTTAGCGCAACTGAATTTTTAAAAGTGGGCGGAGTTAATAAAGCAAAAGTGGTTGCTGCTCAAACCGCTATTACTCTTGCGCCCGACGGTCGTGTTGAAACTGTAGCAGGCAATTTCGGAGGGGCCGATTTAAATCTTCGGGTTTACGGTTGCGATAACGTCAATCGAGGTTTTGAATTCGATGGCACCGTTTATGTACCAATAAAAACCGGGATGGCTATTGATAAGCCAAACCACGTTAGCGTTCATAAGCAACATTTGTTTTTTTCTTTCGGGGCTTCGCTTCAATTTTCAGCAATTAGTTCCCCTTATCAATGGACACCTTTGCTGGGCGCTGGAGAAATCGTTCAACCGGAACCGATAACATGTCTTGTCATTCAACCCGGTGATCAAACGACCGGGGCTTTAGCGGTTTATTCAGATAACTTTACTTACATTTTGTATGGCACGGATTCGGCGAGTTGGACTTTAACCGCATACAATACCGGTACGGGCGCTAAAGAATACAGCGGCCAAAATTTAGCTTCAACGTATACCTTTGATAGCCGCGGCGTTATTTCTTTGCAAGCTACTTTAAGTTACGGTAACTTCGACACTGCCGCCCTAACTTTAAACATCCGCCCATTTACTCAAGCCCGTCGTAATCTTGTAACTGCAAGCGCGTTAAACAGAGAAAAATCGCAGTACAGAATATTTTTCTCAGATGGTTACGGGCTTTATATAACTATTGCCAACGGCCAAATGCTCGGGGCTATGCCGGTTCGTTTTCCTGACGCGGTTATGTGTGCTTGTGAAGCTACCGACTCTCTTTCTAATCAATCGATGTTCTTTGGTTCCACGGATGGTTACGTTTACGCGGTAGATGTAGGCACGTCGTTTGATGGCGAAGATATTGGAGCAGAGCTTGAGCTTAACTATAATTCCGAAAATTCGCCGCGAGTATTGAAAAGATATCGCCGCGGTTCTTTTGAAATTACCGGCGATGGTTTTGCTGAATTTAATTTTGCCTACGCTCTTGGGTATTCAAGCCAGTATATAGGTCAAGATACGGGAGCTTCTTACGCAAACTCTTTTTCGGGCAGCTATTGGGATAGCGCGTACTGGGATAGTTTCATCTGGGACGGCCGTATTCTAGCGCCAACTGACGTGGAAATAAAAGGCACCGGAGAAAATATCGTCATTCAAATTTCATCAAACGCTGCTTATTACGCTCCGTTTACAATAAACAGCATGATATTGCACTACACATCACGTAGAGGACTGCGATAATGGCAAACAGTTTTTATAACCACGGGGCTTTTCCAGTCACGGGGTCGGCTGCAACATCGGCAAACATGCGTGCGGAATTAGATTTAATCGCGGCAGGTTTTGATAAGATGCCTACCCTGTCGGGTAACGCCAACAAAATTGTAGTAATCAATGCTTCCGGTAATGCACTTGATGTCACAACTTCTATACCGCCTGCCTCCGGCGGTACTGGTTTTTCTACTTACGCCATCGGTGATTTGTTATACGCCGACACAACTACCACTTTAGCTAAATTGGCCGACGTGGCCACAGGCAACGCGCTAATCTCAGGTGGTGTGGGCGTAGCCCCAAGCTGGGGTAAAGTTGGTTTAACTACCCATGTATCTGGAATACTGCCTACTGCAAACGGCGGTACAAGCCTTTCAAGTTTAGGCACAGGCGTAGTTACGGCGTTAGGTCTTGCAACTAACGTTGCCGGAGGCATAGTTGTTCCGGCGGCAGCTTTAACTGCTAGTGCTTTACTTTTAGGTGGCGGGTCCGGCACCGGCATATCTTCAACTACCACGGGCACAGGTGTTGTTACAGCTATAGGTATTAATACTAATACCGCTGGAGGTATAGTTACCTCGCCTGCGGCATTAGCCGCTAGTGCTTTACTTTTAGGTGGCGGGTCCGGCACGGGTATATCTTCAACTACTACCGGCACCGGCGTTGTTACCGCGTTAGGTATTGCGGTTAATACGGCTAATTCCTTAGTTACTCAATCCGCAGTTTTAACAGCAAACAATATTGTTTTAGGCGGCGGTTCTGGCACAGGCGTATCGGGTTTAGCGTTAGGCACCGCTGGCCAAGCTTTGGTAATAAACTCCGGCGCAACAGCACCAGTTTGGACTGATCAGTTTCTATCAATCAGTTACGTATTTAGTTTTCCCTCGGCTTCGGACCAAGGTGATCTAACTATTCCTTTCAACTGCACCATCACCGAGTGGACCCTACTTGCTGATGCCACTGGTTCCGCTGTTGTCGATATCTGGAAAGATACTTACGCAAACTATCCGCCTACTATTGCAGACGTAATTACCGCATCGGCTAAACCTACAATATCTTCAGCAACTAAAGGTCAAAGCTCTAGTTTGACTGGCTGGACAGCAACGATTGCAGCGGGCGATACTTTGCGTTTTAACGTAAACTCTGTTTCGGGTATCAACAGAATAACTCTTTCGTTGAAAGTGAAACGGACATGATTATAAATAACGTTATACGTCTTGATTGGTCTGTTTTTGATCCGGTTTACCCGTATCAAAATTCATACGAATATACAACGGAAGAATACGCAGCACTTGATTTGAATGCTGTTAAAGAACAGCAAGAACAAGAATATAACGCGTGGCTTGAAAACCTCAGAAGCATGGAACAGGGGTAATAAATGGCAAACCGTTTTTGGGTTGGCGGCAGTGGAACTTGGGATAGCACCACCACAACAAATTGGTCAGCTACAACCGGGGGCGCGGGCGGCGCTTCTGTACCAACTAACGCAGATACCGTCATTTTTGATGCAAGTTCCGGTACAGGTACGGTTACTATATCCACCGGCGGCGGCGCTACGTGCTTAACTTTAACTGCCTCGGCTATTACTGCCAACTTAAAATTTGACGGCAGAACAGCATCCGGCGGGGTAAATAACCCGGTTACTATAACCACCAACGCCACCTTTGCTGTCGCGGCTACTTTTGTAAACTACCCATTAGATATCCAATTTACTGGATCGGTAACAACATCGATTTTAAACAATGCAAGCACTACCGTTTTGGGTACGATAACTAACGGTAAGTCGGCAGGAACTCTTTCTATAGCTACTAGTAACTGTGTTTGCGATACTTTTATTCAAAGTGGCAATATCACTGCACTAACAACAAACCTTACTTGTAATACTTTTCAATCGCTTATTGGCGCGTTTCAAATTAACGCAGCAATTTTAACGGTAAGCACTAGTTTTTCAGATGATGACGCAGCCAATTCAAGATCGATCATTATTACGACAGGTACTCTTAACGTAGGGACGAACGTAACTACTACGTCTTTGACCGCGATCACCTACTATTTAAATAACTCCTTTACAACATTTACACCGGGAACCGGTGTTGTAGTTATCGGCAGCACAACACCTCAAGCTACAAATGCAACTTTTTTCCACGGATGTTCAGGCAATCTACGAAACGTTCTTTTTCAAGGAACAAAAACATTTATATACGGCGGTAATTCTGGTGTAAGTCTAACTGTTGCTGGCGCAACAACCGCAGGATTTCGGGTAACTTCTCCCGCCGGTATCAACCACGAAATGCGGATTGATTCAAGGATATCTATAACTGTTACCGGTGGAACTTTTTCCGTCGTAGGTAACTCTGTTACTAACCGGGCTTTAGTATGCAACGACCAAATGGGCACCGCGTCTAGCATAGTTCTTACTGGAACTGCGACTAGGACATTAACTAACGTAGACTTACAAGACATAGCTTTCACTTTCGGGTCAGCTTTAACAGGAACCTCGATTGGTGACTGCGGCAACATTACAAACGTCACCCCTACTGCTGCAGTAACTTGCTTTGCAAAAACAGGAGCGACTGCATTTAACTATGACGGGGCGATGTGGTTTACGACTTCAGGCGGTGTAACCGCGCAACGAGTTCCACTTCCTCAAGATACCGTCATTTTTGATTCAAACACTGGAAGTGGCGTTGTAACGGTTAACGCACGAACTTTAGGTGGCGCGATAACTACAACTGGGTGGGGCGGTTCTTTTGATATAAATTTACTTAGCGATTGCATTCCATCTATTTATGGACAATACACTGGCACCGGTTCGCTGTTAAACACTTTGACTCGAGTTAGGTTTGGAGCTAGGGCAGACACAACGGTACCCGCTACCGGCATAACCGGAACAATGCTTATTGATTGTATTGGTTTTACTGCCACATTAAGTGGGGCTATTAATAACGCGGATTTAATTCTTTGGTTGCATTCCGGAACGCTTAATACATCCGTAAGCAATTACGCCATTACTGCTTCAAACCTGTATCTTCTTGGCGCGGTGTCCGGCGGTTACGTAGGTTCGCCTGTTGGCGGCAATGCTGCTCTAACTTTAAATGCATCTACTGTAACTCTTACCGCTAAAACTGCTGCTAACGTCATTAACATTGAAACCGCGGCTACTCTTACCGCCGGCACATCGACAGTCAATATAACTCCGCAAGGAAGTCTTAGCGCAATTAATTTTATATCAGCTAAAACATTTAACAACGTAACCCTTACTCCTAACAGCAGCCTAACTACTTTTAATAAAACTGGTAACACTACTTTTGCGGCGTTTACTTGCTCAACAATTTATCCTTTTGCATTTACTTTTGCGGCTTCTTCAACTAATACTTTTACTACTTTATCTTTAACGGGCACAACGTCTGGCGGCATCGTTGTTCGCCCAGCGGTTACCGCGGCTGGAACAACGGCTACTTTAGCTATAGGCTCGGCTTCAATAACTAGCTATACCGCTTTTAGGCAAATAACAAAATCAGGTGCTTCTACCCTTACGGCTAACAACGTAGCCGACCTTGGCGCTAATAGCGGAATAACTTTTTCGGCGATAACTAAAACTTTTGCTTTTACATCAGGAGCGGGATCGTTTGATGTGCCTTCTTCCTACAACGGCTCAAACATGTTTTATGTTGTTGGCGCTGGCGGCGGTTCTGGTAGACGGGTATTAGGGTCTACTACTGGCGGCGGTGGCGGCGTAACCGCACAAGCAGGAAATAACGCGGGTAACGCCGGCGCGGGCGGGGCA